TTCATCAGACATGGTATTATTCATATTATATAAAATTATAATAAAAAAATCATTTTTTACACATCATACATTGCATATATCATATACTCATCTTCGTAGTAATTTCCTTGTGGATGCATCGATTTATTTTCGCAAAGATAAACAATCTTCATTTGATTCTTAAACTTTGATAAACAATTGAATACCAGATCGTTGTAATAATCAAGATCCAAATAACTCTTTGTATTACATATAATAACTGTCGTTACAATTGTTCTTCCACTCTTTACTTTGTTCAACATGTATTTCAATCCATCGATAGACGAAATATTGTCATAATCTATAATGACATATGTCTCCCTTTCTACAAAAGTATTGTAGTTAAATTGATCAATGGATTTTAAAATATTCTGAATATATGATGTAGTATGATACTTAATAGTGATCTCTCCAAGTTTTCCAAAAGGTAGATCCACCTTTGGATTATTAAACTTATCTTTCATACAAGTGACTTTCTCTGTTACCATGTATCCATGTTTATGATAAACGGTAGTAGCAGATATTGGTACAGCTGCAACGATAAATGCTCTCATTGCGAATTTTCTTGCTATATTAAACATAATTATTTATGATTAGTATGAAGTTATTGTATAAAAATTTTCATTTTTTTTTTGTCACCAACACAGTAAGTCACTGTTGACCACAACTGGTTAACAACCGATTTAACCAAAATTCTGATATATTTTGTATCGAATACTCACCTCTCCGCTATATAAAAGTATATATTTCTTAATAACAAAGATAAACAGTATATAATCTTGATTATATACTTTTACTTTCATTTTAGATGTGTAGCACACCTGTTATTATTTTTATATTTTATTAAAAATATTTATTGATGTATATCTGTGCGACATCAAATTCTACTTCATGTTCTTTGACAATGATCAATGTCATTCTAGCGTTGTCTGCTACACTATCAATATTCAATTGACCATGAATTATAATTGATTCTGTATCTTCCATACAGTATATTCGCAATTCTTATTAGAACCAGAATGCGTTCACTATCTTGTAACAACCATATAGGCAGTTGAAAACACCAAATTGAACAATAGAGTTCACATCTAATAGGCTACTGTGCCACATATCTTTTTTATAAAATGGTGAAAACAGTATATACATCACTGATCTTGGAAGGAATCTAGTGATATTGTTCTCATCTTTTCTTATAAGTGTTGATCCAACATTGCATTCAAAGTATATTAGGAAGTAAATAACAAATGCACAACATAACAGAGGGTATTCAGTATCCATTTTCTATTATAAAATGTGCTTTTTTTTTTTAAACTTTAAAGTTTTGGATATGAAAAATCATTTTGCAGAAATGAGTATCAATGAGAGGAAAGGTATTCAGGAAACTGAAGAAACATTTGGAATAAATAACAGATCCTCACATTGCTAAAATTTACTACTTATAAATAGTTCATTAAAGTTTATTATAAAGATGAAATCCAAGAAAAACAATCCGAAAAAGACAACTAAACCATCATCAATCCCTCTCAAAAATGTCGTAAAAGATCCTTCACATACTAAATATGATCAATTAGTTAAGATGCTTAACGATCTCGGGTTATAGATTCTATGTTCAGAGTCGAATATTTGCTGGGTTTTAGATACAAAATATTTTATATTCGCTATTATAGGACTATGCCCGGTGGCTATTTTCAACTTATTGCTCAAGGACCTGCTGATCTATATTTGACAGGAAACCCTACAATTAGTTTTTATAAATTTGTTTATAGACGATACACTCCATTTTCAATGGAGAACATCTCTTTACCTTACAACACAATTCCCTCTTTTACAACAACGCAATCAACAACTGCCAAATGTAACATAAACAGGAATGGTGATCTTTTGTATGATACATATGTGCGATATGATCTTCCGGCAATATACACAGATGATATCCCGTTCGAATGGGTAGAATCGATTGGTAATAAGATAATCGAAGAAGTATCAGTCAAAGTTGACGGACAAAACTTGGACAGACAGTTCGGAGAGTTTATGAAAGTATATTCTGACCTGAGTATGCAGAAGAACAACCTAGATGTTTACAACAGAATGGTCAATGGTAACAATAAGATTAATGTGACTGCAAAACCTACTAACAATCTTGAGTATCCATCATTACCAAGTAAGAGATTGTACATACCGCTACAGTTTTGGTTCTGTGGAAACTCTGGTTTAGCACTTCCATTAATAGCGTTGCAATACACAAAAGTAAGAATAGATGTTATATACACAAGATTGAACGATATTTTCAGAATAGGATCTCCACCTATTTCTCCAGTAGAGATGTTCACTGGTTCAAATATAGGTACACAGAATGAGATATGGAGACAACAGTTACTTGATGAAGGATGGGATCAGACGAATGTTCTGTTCAGATTTGCAAAGAATTGGAGTCAGTTTTCTGATATATTGGCTAATTATGTATTTTTAGGTGATGATGAGAGAAGAAAGTTCGCTCAAACATCTCATGAATACTTGATCACCCAAGTTCAGAGAAGATTCTATTTGGGTTTGTTGAGAGGACCATCTAAACTGAATCTTGTTCTACATCATCCAGTTAAGGAGTTGATATTCTTCTTTAGAAGAGCGGATGCTTACAAGACAAATGATTGGTTCAACTTCACAGATAACACCTGTCCAGAAATGTTGACAGATCTCAAACAGATTAGAGAGTTCTTAACAATTCCTTGTTTGGATGGTCTAGAGGATGATACATGTTCATGTGATATAAGTGATAATGGTTTGTTTCAAATGAGTAATATGAATGAGACTATGTCAGAGATTTTCGATGCAGATTATGCAAGATTATATGAAGGTCAATCATTAGATGTTATAAATAGAGAACAATGGGATTATTACAGTATTATGAAGGATGCCAAATTGGTATTTAATGGTCACGATAGATTCGAAGAAAGAAATGGACCATACTTTGAGAACTTACAAGTGTACAAATATCACACAGGAAAAGGTGCAAGAGGATTGTATGTCTACTCTTTCTCACTCAATCCAGAGAAGGATCAACCAAGTGGCACATGTAATATGTCCAGAATTAACACTCAACAGTTCATGGTCAATATATTTAGAACAGATAATGTAGCAAATATTAATGATAAATTTGATTTGTACATATATGCAAGAAGTTACAACATATTCAGAATTATGGGTGGTATCGGGCAGTTAGTTTTTACAAACTAACCTACAAGCAGTTAGTTTAATCATCTTCATATATATAACAATTAATATATATGAAGGTTGTGTCTTGGAATATTAATGATGATTATAGAGATATAAATAGCAAAGTAAAAGTATATAATCAAGATTATATACTGTTTTTCTTTGTTATTAAGAAATATATACTTTTATGTAGCGGTAGTGTTGAAATTTTAACAGAGTACAAGGAATATGATCATTTTCCGATTAAGCTTAAAAAGATGTAATGTTGACTTATGTGTTAAAAATGAGTTCAAAACGAAAATCATCACAAAAATCTGATAATATTATGAAGCGAATGCGGATCGCGATTAAACAGGATAAAACTTTCAATCAGAACCTGTTTATCATAGAGGAGATGAAGAAGATGTCCATTGCAATGTCGAGAATGATGAATAAGATTAGTAATATCGAACAGAAAGTTGCTAGAGTGGAGACTATTGTGGAGAATGACACTAAGAAGGATTTTGAGATAGAGGATTTGAATTATAAGTTGCGATCGATGGAGTTGACGAATGGGGAGTTGATGAGTAAGATTGAGAGGGATGAGAATGGTGGAATTAATTGTGATTACTACTCATAAAAAAATCTAATTAGATACATATAGTACATATGGCTCAAACAACATTCTCATTGGAGTATATTTTGTCTCTTGTCATTGCGATAGTCGCATACTATTTGGCTAATAAGGCGTCATCTGCTACACCACTCTGGGTTGCACTTTTGATTGGTCTCTTTGCTGGATATGTTTCTCTGTTGATATTCAACACAACATTGCCAAAGTTGAACTTTTATGGAAAGGAGGTCGGACATTATGTTATTGGAAAGACATACAGTGGATTGAATAATATGAACTATTTCTTAATATTCCCACCATTGTTCGCAATTTTGATAGTATTCCTCATACTTTTGTATAATGGATCATTAGGCTAAATAGAGTATTTTTTAATTTATAATATTAGTGAAAATAAAATATCTCAGTAATATTATAATGAATTTTGATAAAAATTGTAAATATATCGTAGAGGATTATCTTTTGGGAAAGAGTGCATTGTACCAATCTCGTGGTGCTCTCTCCATATTAGTAACACTCTTGATTCTGGGATGCACAAAGTATCTTAAATTGAGCACAAATCCATATGTTACTCAGCTTGTTATCCCAATTACCACATTTATCTTAATGATGATTTTGATAACAGTTATTGCAAGAATGATGATTTCACAAAAGGAGAAAGATGAATTGAAAAACAAGTGCAAAATGTGGGTTAACGATCCAAACACAGCTGATGGTCGCAACGCAACAGAGATTCCAATCGATATGAACGCAGTTTCAAGATACAATGGAAAGATTGAGGGTTGGTACACAATTAATGGAAAAGAGCAGGTCAAAGAGAGATTCGAATTGAAAGATCCAAACATGCCACAGAGAGATAGCAGTTTCGTCATTCCAGACACTCAACCAAACGTCAATGTAGATAACGCTGTTCTACCCCAGGACAATCTAGTAAATGGTCACCAGATCTATTCTGCAACTCCAGTTGGACTCAATATGCATAATGACAAATTGAAGGATATTAATGACATCAAAAACCAGACATGTTTAATGGGTGATGCATGTGGGGCTTTGTGTTCAGGAACAGGTGTCAATGTATGTGGTGTTGTTGCACCAGTCCCAGGTCCACAGTGGCAACCACAAACTGCCGCAGCTGTTCAGAACAGATTGAATAACGGTGTTTACGTACCATCAAAGTGTCCACAGGATGGATCAGTTCTGAGAAGAGCTGAGAACTGCAATAATATCAATGAGGATGCTGGATGTGGACCATCCCAATCTGCATGCGTTTCAGCTCCAATTGTTAACCAATAAGTTGGAAAAAATAATATATAGTATATTATAATGGATAACGACAACAAAGAACTAGAAGAGTTCCGTGGACGCAGTGGCAGACGTGGAGGACGCGGAGGAAGATGGCGTAGAAGAAGGCTACCACCACGTCGCCGTTGGCTAGGAAGCTGGTGGGGAGGCTGGGGTGGTCCATGGTATAATGATTATGTTGTACCAACACCTGTATATGTTGCAACTGATAATACAACCCCTCCAAGAGATGAACCATTTTACAAGAATACCCAGTTGTGGATTATATTGTTTATAATTGCTGTTGGCATTATAATATATTTGGCATTAAGAGCGTCAAAGTAAATTGCGTTGAAATCATACAATTTTAATTGGTTTGAGATAGGACACACATGAATAAACCCAGACGGATCACATATATTTATCAGGTACAGTGATGAATGTTTGGTTCTTAATGGACAACACTCCAGAGTATCCATGTATTTATTATGAATCAACAATCTGAACAAATATCTATTATAACAATATATGAAGCAACTAATTATACTTCTTGTAATTATAGTTATAATAGCCATCTTCGCCAACAGATCCGTCGAACCATTAGAGAACAAACATCACGAGAACCGTGAACGCGTTCTATATCCAACCAAAGGTCTTCAAGGTGAATGTGCAAAACTTGGCTACAAACCAGCATATATGCCAAGTTCTTGTATAAAAAAGAATGGATACTTTAATAATCACAGAAATTGTAAATGTCGTGATGATGAGGGTTACTGTGCTGTATGTTACCCTGAAATAAAGCATGAAGGATTGACTGGAAATACTGGAAGTGGATCAGAGGATAATAGATTTGGTGGAGTCGTTCAGAAAAATTAACCATTGAAAACACCACTGAACAAGATAGTTCTTGTCTTGTTGTGCATTATAAAGTATTGGAATGTGTGATCAGCTCTGAAAACCTTCGGTTGGACAGACTCTGGCATGTAGCACTCGTTACAACACAAAACAGCAGTAGCTGCAGCAGCCTCTGTACCATCTTCATCAACAATAATCTTTGCCATATGAATGATCTTATCAATGTAGAGATCATTCGCCTTAGTCAATTTACTCAAATCACAATTTCCCTTCTCAAAAGCAGTTCGGAGACCAAAATCACTGAACACTTGACTCAATTCAACTTTGTATTCACTCTCAAACTTTGGAATACTGACAGTGACCAACGTTCTCTTCGCATCTTCAACATAATCCTCAACATTATCAACCAACTCAAACTCTCCAGTTGTTTTCGGAAGAATAATACCCATAGAATATTGTTGATAGAAATTCTCAAACTTATACGGTAATAGCAACACTTGCCTATCATTGTCCTCATAATACTCCATTCTTTCGCTATCCTCCATGTACATCATCTTTAGTTGAGTCGTTTCACCATTCATCTTAGTGAAATCTCTATCCCAACTATCATAAAACGGAAACATCCATCTCATCTTAAGATACAATGTATTAACAAGAGCCAAACGTGTTTCACAATTAAGATCGCCATCTCCTAAAAGATTTGGAATCAACCCATTTGTACGTTCTGAGATCCACTCATTAATCCTAGTAGTCTCTCCAGAACTGTTATTAACAAAATCACACAACTCAACCGAATAATCGGCTTTAGCCAATCTGTTCATGAACTCCTCAGTGATCTGTGTTTGGTAAGTCTGATCCAAAAATTGAGCATTTCCCGATTTCAATTGGTCGCTTTGAATACTCTTGTCAAAAGAGAGAAACCCATCAAAAACACGAGAATGATCACCATCTTCTTTCAAACCGTAAACTCTCTCAAATTCACGTCGCGTTTCACCATCCATTCCTTGATAAACCATAGTCATAATGAAATTGATACTGTATGGTGAGTAGACCATTGTATCTCTCTTCTGGTTGAAAAGTTCTCTGAACAATTTGTCATTGAAATTGTTATTTACTTTAACCATAATTATTCTTTCAAAAAACATTTCGTAACTCATATTGAATGTATTTATCAATATCTTTTTTATATATCATATAGATAACTTGTTTATTCAAATACGTATTAGAGTTTTAATAAAAAAATGATTACCACCTGGACCAGTTACAAAACATTACGTCCGTTCATTATAGAATTAAGTGCTAATTGCTGTATTTCTGTAAATTTCGCATTATAATTATACATTCTTATTTATAAAAGTTTATATTTTGTATAAAATTTGAATTATTTATTTTTCATTAAATTTAAAATCTTGCTTCTGAGTGTTTTAAATTTATTTTTCAAATTATCAATCTCTTTTTTATTTTTATACAAATCGGTATTGTATTTATTTCTTATTAAAATAATATTCAAAATTAGAAAAAGAATAAGTATAATCATAAATAAAAATAAAAATTCAATCGATAAATTATATTCGGTTGTTGATGTATGATTCATTGAATATTCCATTAATATTGTATTATTCAAAGATACATAACTATTATGATTCATCATAATTTTTTCCCGAATAAAAGGTATATGATAACCAATTTTCCAATACCATGTTTCGTTGGGATATTTTTTCAAGAAATATAAAAAGTTATATTGTATATTATCCATATTTATAATTATTTTCATCATTATTTAAAAATTTTAAAATCAATTTTTTAGATACCAACAGCTTCAATTTTGTTAATCTGTTCTGAACAAAATGTCAAACGGTCCATTAACAAATCCAATTTGCCAATAAATTCAATACCTGTTACCAAATAATCCTTTGATTCAATAGTATATTGTTGAAGTGACACAAGTGCATTATTAATATCAGATTTAGAACTTTGACCACCTTTTACATTTCCATATACCTCTTTGTAATAACTGGCAATAGCGTCATTTGTACAAGATCGTATCGAATCAATAACAAATGAACTTGTTCTACAAGATTTATTCATTTCTTTTTTACAATGTTTCAATCTTCCCTTCAACGCATGAATATAATTATCATAAGAAGTTATATCCTTATTATTTTCAATAAAAATTTTCATATCATTCAACAAAGTATCATAACATTCGTTGATACGTAATTCTGTATCAATTAAACATAACTGACTATTTTTTTCAATAGTTTCCAAAGAATCAGTAATCTGTGTATATTTTGAATTCTTTGTCATCGAAAATAACAACTCTTTAATTGCATCTCTATTACATGTTTCATAAAAATTATCAATACATATATGAATATCTTCAGTCTCGCGATATCCTTTTCTTGTTCCAAAGCGGAAATAAGTATTATCGTTGTTAGATTCAACACATGTAATAAACATTAAAAAATAAATTAATTTAATCATATTGAAATTTCAAGGAAATTACACCTCAAATAATAAAAATCAATTTTTATTATTAAAAATTGAAAAAAAAATTATAAGATATAATTATTCATATTTTGTGAATATGAACAAAAAAGTATTATTTGTTTTATTTACAATGATCACATCTGTTTTTTCAAGATTTGAAATTCAATTTAATGATAATAACATTACAATTTTTGAAATAGTAGATAATCATTGTAATAATAAAAAAGTGGATAAATATATTGATGAATATATGATAAAACATTCAGGTTCGTTACGAGTACGTGACGTCCAAATAGCGAGAAATCAAAAATTAGTGATAAAACTAGATGAAAATACGGTTAATGGAAATTTATTTTGTACCTACAATTTATACAATTTTAAATCAACTAAAATAAGAATATTCAGACCAAATTATTTTACAATACAAGATTGTTTTGACATAATGAAACATGATTATTTTATATATCTATCCCTTCACCATAGTCGGGACAGGTGTAATTCATGTGTAGATGAATATATTATTGATTTTATTAATCGATATATATATTCACTTGAACTGGATGAAAAAATTAATAAACTGAAGGAAAACAATGTAGATATTGAAGATTTATTCTAAAAAAATTGAATAAAAATTATAAATAATTATAAATCAATATATCTATTATGATTAAAAACATAATATTTTATATATTTTGTATTATTAATTTTGTGAAATCTGACATTATTTTTGATATTTCACAAAATCGCAACAATGTAACGATAAAAGAATATTATCCATGTGATGATGATATTTGTTCAAATATATTCACAATTACATACCAATCTAAAAAATGTATTTTTAGTTTACATGATAACAAAAATAACCCAATGTTTGTATGTGGTGCCGACAATTGGTATGAAATATCTCCAAAATATGTAGATTCAGATATGCTTTACCAATGTTTACAAATATATTATTCACCTAAAATAAATTCATATATTTTGGAAAAATGTTGTGTTGGATATGATTTGGAATCTAAAATAGCGATAGAATTTATAGGTAGACATAGAATTTATGATAAATTTGTAAGAAATGCAGAGATGTCAAATGAAATTTTATTAAAAATGAATAGATTAATGATATTAACGGAGAAAATAAATGATATCACTAATTTATTTTGAAAAAAAAAAATGATTTTTTTTTTAATCAAGGTTTATAAGTAATAAATATTAATCAAATGTTTAAAAAAATATTTGGAATTAATGATTCAAAACATGAATCAGATGAGGAACGTGATTTAGACAAGGAATGTGAATCAGATGAGCAATGTGAATCAGATGAGGAATGTGATTCAGATGAGGAATGTGAATCAGATTTTGATGAAGAAAAATCGCAAGATATACGTTATATGTTCAATAAATTTGATAAATTTAAAAATTCTGAAAATCGAGATTTATATCAAATACCAATAAGTGTATTCATACAATATCGTGATAGGATTGATTTTTCTGATAACAATAGGATGATAAATAATGAACGTATTAAAAATGGGTTTAAAAATTTTGATGTAGGAAAATGTGATCCAATTATATTGGCTATTTCAGACAATGAGAAAGATTTTGAGAAAAATAAATTTTATATTATAGATGGTCAACATCGTTGCCATTTAATTTTTACAAATCCAGGGTTGTTTAATGGAGATGAAAATATTATTGTTGATATTCGTCATGTAAATAATGTAGAAGAATTCAAAGAACAATTAAATATTGTTAATAACAGATTGAATTTTACTGATAGTCAGCTAAATAAGTTTAAATTACAAGCAATAAAAGACGATTTAGAGGAAAAATTGGGTAGTGACATATTTGGAAAAAATAGACCTAAAATTAATTGGAATAAATTATCATCAAAATTAGTAAATTTACCTATTTACAATGAATTTTCATATGACGCAAAATTTATTTCGAATAAATTAATGGAATTGAACAGAAAATTAGCAACAACAATATTTGATGAAGAAACAATGAAAAAATTAAAATTATCACAAAATATTTTGGTAAATTGTTCGAAAAAAAATTTATTTTTGGGAATAGACAAGGAATATCGCATTTTAGATTTACTAAAATGTTAATAATAAAATAAAAATTGTATATCACATTCTCAATCTTATTTATAAATGGGGCTTGATTATAGATAATTCTGAAAAGTATAAAAAGGATGTAGATCCTCCACGGAGAAGAAAAAAAGTAATTCAAAAAAGAGATATTATTATACCAGTAGAGAATTCGAAGAGGAAATATTAAATTATGAACCTGATACATGGGAATTCATGGAAGAAAAATCTAGTCTGGAATATGTGTTATTAACTTTAACCATCGTTGATCTGTTTGAAGACATTTCGTAACTCATATTGAAAAAAAAAATGATTTTTTTTTAAGATACATATCATACTCCCTCCCAATATTATAAATGGGTTGTGATTATTATGCAAAAGTTATTGTAGGAATTAATACGTCAACATTGACTATAGACAATTCTGAAAAGTACAAAAAGGTTGTAAATCATCCTGGTAGAAGAACAAAGAACAGTAATTCAGAAAAGATATATTCTTATACTAAAAGAGAATACAAAGTGAGAGGATTCGACGAAGAAATATTCGATTATGAATCTGATGCATGGGATTTCATGGAGAGAAAATCTGGTTTGGAATATGTATCACATGAAGATTCTCCATCAACCGTTATTGGAAAAATAATCCTCAGTGGAAGTGGTGAGGACAATTCGGCTTATCAATCAATGGATTTTGAAGAGATTGCAAAAGTTAAAGAAGCAGTTGAAAAGACTATTTTTGAAACATTTGGTGTTGAAGTACATGCAAAAGTTCACTTTGTTGGATATTATGTATAAAAACTCTTTTGAAATCAAACATCCAATGTATTAAAATATTTCGTGATGTTTATAATATAAATTACACGCTTATAAATTAGTTAAAAAAAAATGACATAATTAATACAAAAATGGATGACGCAAAAGTAACATCTATAAAAAGATACATTAATAATAAGTTCAACGTTTTTAATCAATCTTTAAAAGCGATAGAGAAGAAGATGAACACTCAAAACAATGCTGTGATGAAGTTGTACCAAATGAATGACAGTTTAGAGAAGAAATTGAAAACTCAGACTATTTACATGTATAAAATGATGAAGACCCTGGATCTTTTAATAAGTGATGATAAGGTTGTTCCATTGAATGTCAATGTACCACCAGTTGAAGAAGTAGTTCTTCCCGAAGTTGTTGTTAAGAAGACTACAAAGATAAGTCCATCTAAACCAAAGCCAAAGAAGCCACAGGTAGTTATAACAAGTGGTGGATCAATGAGAGAGTTGAAGAAGGAGAGTTTGCAGGTTGACGAAAGTGTTGTCAAAAAATATTTGAATACGTGTGATATAACATCTGATATATCGTTGTTTAAACACATCTATTTAGAGAATGGAGAGTGTCCAATAAGGTATATTAATAAGAACAATTTTCAATATTGGGCAGATAATATGTGGAACGATGATATTGGTGGAGAACATATTGTGAATGTGGTTGTTAGTAATATTTCAAAATTGTACATTAGAACCAACACTTATGACAATTATGGTAGCAGTATTGATAAGTACCAGTTGTACATTTATAAAATGGGAGAGAAGAAGTATAGAGAGTTATTTTTGAAGAAAATGAAGAATTTAATCAAAATTTGAATGATATTAAAAAGTACAGTTTTTAAAATTACTAATGAAGAGTAATTTTAAGACTTTCAAAGATATGGATTTCCCTGTACCAACTCCTCTCAAATTACAAACAAACTGCGAATTAAACGGTATGCAACATATGTTGTTCTTGGGAAAAGAGGGTAGTGGGAGAACAACGAAGATGAGAACTTTTCTCAGTGAGATGTTGGGAGATTCTGTTCATAAAATATCTCGAGGTACTTTCGAATTGGGTAAAAAGGATGATAAATTCATATTTTTCAAGAGTAATTATCATACTGAGATAGATTTCAAGTTGAACAATATTAAGGAGAAAGAGTTTTACAATATTTTCCTGAAAGATTATGGGCAGACCATGAATATTGCTTACAACATACCGAAAATAATTGTTCTCAAGAATTGTGAAAACTTTACGCACATGTTTGAGAAGAAATTGTGTTGTTTAATTGACAAATATCATATCAGTCTCAGATTTATATTCATATCGTCTAAACAGTTTTTATTACCAGCTTTAACCAGTAGAACAACAACTATAAAAATACCAGCAATTAAGAGAGCAGATGTTGTTTCGTATCTCTTGAGATACAGTAAAGAGAATAAAATAGCGATAACTGAGGAGAATATTGGCGAGATGGTCGATTCAGTTCACAATAACTGTTTGTCTTACAATCTCAAAAGTATATTTGAACTTTTTGAAATGTCAACGATAAATGGTAAATATACAGCTTTCTATAAACCTTACACAGCAATTATAGATGAACAGTTGGAGAAGATATTCAATAGAGAGATAACACTCAAAAATTTTCATAAAGTTCGTAATGTTCTATTCGATCTGTATGTGAATCTATATGATATGAATAAGTTTGTTAAATATGTTAATAAGCGTGTTTACAAAAATTTTGGTGAAAATTATGATTTTATGATAAAATATATGGAATTGGCAACGGAAACAGATAGATATATTCAGATATCCAATAAAGATATTATCCATATAGAGAAGTTTATGATAGGATTGGTAATGTTGGTTGATAAATATGGAGAAAACAACTTTTTTTCATAAAAAAAATGATTTTTATTTATTATAATATGACTGTCCCATCTTCCAGTATGGGAAATGCAGTATTAAGCAATAGAACACCTATTTTGATTTGGTCAGACGAAACAAATTTGACAATAAATCCTAAAGTGAAATTTCCACCTAGTGGACGACTTGTTGTACCAATAAGAAACATTATCAATAGCATTGGTGACATATACGATTGTTTTGACGGTGATACATATGTTTATACACTTGAGGAGTGTAAGAATCTTGTGTCAAAATATCCAATCGATATCTCTCTACGTAAAGAGGATTATCGCAATGTGTTATGTGATTTCAATAGTGAAACAATGATAGATATGTTCAATTTTGTCATAGAGAATTCACCCAAACATCTAGTTGAATGGGATTATGAGTATGCGAAGAGTCGTTTGCCAAAACCTATTAAAAGCTGGAATGATGCCAGTTGCAATTTCGCTGAAAATGTAGCAAAAAAAAAAAAATTTCATCTATATGATTATCCTGAACTTATTGATGATGTGAACAAGTTATTTAAAGCATAACTTTTATGAAGAGATAAGTATAGATGTCTTCATATTATGATACACTAGGTGTGGATAAAAAAGCATCTCAACAGGATATTAAAAGAGCTTATAAAAAATTGGCATTCAAATACCATCCCGACCGAAATCCCGAACACAGGGAGGAAGCAACCAAGGTTTTCGCGAAGATATTGGAGGCTTACACTGTTTTGAGTGATGAAAAGAGTAGGAGAAAGTATGATATGTTTGGTAATACAAGTACAGGACAGAATGTGGGTAGTTTTAAGGAGATTATGATCGATTTTATAAAACGGGATAAGGATTTAATGGAGCTTTTTAGTAATTACAATGAGGAGAATTTCAGAACTAAATTGTTGATATTTTTGATGAGAAAATTTGCGTCGTATTTAGAAAATTAAAAAATCGTTAACTATTAAGTATGTCCAAATACTACGAAGTGTTAGGTGTAAGTAAGGACGCGACACAAGATGATATTAAAAAAGCTTACAAAAAGTTGGCATTGAGATATCATCCAGATAGAAATATTAACAATAGAGAAGAAGCTGGTAAAAAATTCAAAGAGGTATCAGAGGCACACAAAATTCTCAGTGATCCAGCAAAGAGGAGAGAGTATGATACAACTGGAATGGTCAGTGATGGATTCTCTATGACTGGTGGTCAACACAATCCATTTGAGATGTTTAATACAATATTCAAGAAACATGTATCAGAATTTGTGAATAATGCTCCAAAAAAGAGTAATAACTTTGCTGATATTTTGAATGGGTTGAAGGGAGACATGCCATTTGGAGGAATTCGTTTCAAAATTCACACTGAAACACCTCAAAGTAGTAAACCTAAAACAAAACAACAACCACGTCCCGAACTTATAAAACCGAAGGAGTATATTGTTAACAAGGAATTCCCAATGGAGGATATTTACAAGGGAACAACACAATCTGTTACAATTGATCTCGTTAGGAGGTTCAAAGAGAACGGGAAGATAGTTTATAAGAAGGTGACTAAAAAATTTAATATACCGTTGAAGGGTCGCGAAATATTTGTTGAGAATAGTGGAAATCATGTGAAAGGTTATAAGAAACCATCTGATCTGTTGATCATGATAAAGGACAAACCACATCCATTGTTCAAAAGAGCGAACGATTACGATCTTCTTATGAATTATACTGTTTCCTATAGTGATTTGTCAAAAGATGGAACACTCGATTTGAAATTACCAGATGATCGAACAGCTCATTTGAAGATTGATATAGAGAAGATTCTAAAAGAGGGCAACAAATTGATTAAAGTTAACAATTTAGGATTACCATTTATTATTAATGATGAAGTAAAAAGAGGAAGACTGTATGTGAAATTGAATATAGTCTACCCAAATTTTAAAAAAGATAAATTGGAAGAATCCGATATTAAGTATACCGAAACTGAGTTGATTAACTCTTTTTAATTATAATTAAAATGTCAAAATAATATATTCAAAGGTATGCATTAAGTTGCCTACTGTGCATCTTCTTCAACATCCTCGATCTCTTCATCCTCAAGCTCTTCGTCTTCAAGATCCTCTCCAGAGTCTACGACTTCTTCCTCACCTGTGGCAGAAACCTCCTCTTCTCCAGAAGCATTATCACTAGCAGATGCTTCTCCATTACCCTCTGGTTCTGGAACTTGCTCCTCTGTACTTGGAGTTTCAGTTGTAGTCTCAGCATCAACCTCTGCAGGTGGTTTTGAGAATGAGTATCCCTTTGGAGGACCACGCTTCTCAAATGGCATGATCTTAAGCTTCAAAACACGAAGCGAAAGACCGAACTTTCCACTGACAAACCAAACACGTGGTTGGAGAATTGCTGTAACAGAGCAACCCGTAGGAAGCATTTCCATCAAACTCTCCCAACTATCTGGCTTCATGTCGTTCTGTGAAGTTGTGTAAACCTCAACATTTGGAACTCCATTTTTACTCGTTGGCTTCTCCTCCCAGACCTTAACGACCTTTGGGGAGATCTTCAAAGGATATAGTTCACCCTCTTTGTTCTTCTTTGGCTTTCTTACACATCGAGAGTAAAGAGCCTCTACAATCATTCTCTGATCTGGAGTATACTCCTGACCAAAGATCTGCTGTGAATACTCAACACCGAAATCGATCATAAACTCATCAAGATCCTGCAATTGTTGAAAAAAGTTATCAACAACTGGTTGTTCACTTGGAATTGAAGATCGAATTGTCATCGGTAGCGAATAATCGTACTTTCCACTGTCCTCTACAGCCTCATACTGTGAAAGTCCAAATGGACAAACCAGTGCCTCGGGAGTTTCAAAGTACAATGGTCCTTTAGCCTGTTCGTAAGCATAGAGCAAAAGAGCCTGAAGCTTCTTAGTCCTCTTGTTTGGCTTGGGCTTTGTGCAACTAACATTTCCTGCGTCGAATTCACTTGCGTTTACCTGATTACTATTACTTGTCATTATAGATAATAGGGGGTAAATTGTTTTTAAATACTTTGAAAATAATAAATCAATTTTTTTTTGGAAACTAAAAATTAAAAAAAAATGAAAATATATTTAAAATAAAAAATAGAGATAATATAAGAGCATGAATTTTGTTGTAAATAAACATAACTGTCTATCAGTTAGGAAAGTTGGTTCACTTGAGCAATGTCCAAATAAGAGAAAAGAGAATTCTGATCTATGTGGAATTCATAAGAGAGCTAAAAAAGTTGTGTACGTTACAACTCTAAAAGAGTATGGAGGAACAGTTGATGTATCCTGTAATAGTACAGAGTTGAAACATTATGACAAAAAGTATTTAATGTGTAGGTTTACATGTGACGATGCTATAAACCCATTCATTTTCAGTATGCGAAATAAGAGTGGTGTTGTATCTCTATCCAAGATAAAGGATTTAAAGGTTACTCGTTTAAGGGAAACGTTAAAAAAGTACAATTTAACAGAAATTATTCAGAAGAATCAGTCGAAACAGTGTATTTTTAATGCTTTAATTAACTATTTTTACTGGATTAAATGGTACAATGACAATGTTGACTCTATTATTAGGGTTCAATCGTTAGTTAGACGTTACCATATATTAAAACGAGTGAAAACAGTTAACGATACTGAGTGTATCTCAATGATTTCGAAGTTCGATATTCCCACTATGTACTATATAGATTTGAAGGATTCAATATCGAATAAGTATTACGCTTTCGATGTCAGACAACTTTCAAAGATATTGAATAATGGGAAGGTTTCTGTTAATCCGTACACATTGAACGTTCTTGATGATTCTGAAATTGATAAAGTGAATGATAGAATAAACTATTTGAACAATCACGGATTCAATTGTATGGTTGATAAAGATGAGATAACAGAGGATGAAGAGTTGGTATTTAAGACGATAGATACATTTCACAAGATAGATATGGTTGGTAATTATACTGATCATACATGGTTTACAGAACTTTCAATCTATGAATTGAAGGATCTATACAATAAGAGTGAGGATATGGTCAATTACAGGATCAATTTACCTGCTGATGAGCGAAAGAAGTACTTCCATAATGGGATAGCGTTTCCATTGTCATCGCAAATAATTATGCAGATGAAGGATGAAAAGAAACTCAGGAAGTTGATTCTTAAGGAGTACAATGAAATTTTGGATTTTAACAATGAGTTAGGTGACAAGAAAACTGCAGTTATGTGGTTGCTTATAGCTCTAACTGAAGTTTCTCAAAATGCAAGAAACGCTTTACCTATGCTAAATATGGATATGTAATTCACTTATTTTCCATAGCACTTAAAACATTAGTTAATTTATTAATAATACTATTCATTTTAGACGAATTAGGTACTTTATTCTTATTGTTTATAATACCCTTAATATCAACAGACAACGACTTTAGTTGTTGTTCCATATTATTAATCTTTTTCTGCAATGTGTTAGAAGCTTTTAAACTTCCAACATTACTCTTAATCTGTTTCATTGATGCTTCTTGCATCTTGAGAATTCCCATTGTTGAGACTTGAACTTCATAAGAGGAGACCATATACTTAATAAAAATAACCACATATTTCAACATAGCTCTATAACTATTGTACATTCTCTTCATTGTTGCTTGGTTATAATTCTTAAAAGTTGAATTATTAATATTGGGTATTTTAGCAATATTACCCAAAAGTTGCTCTATAGTCATATTACCAATCTTTCCAACTTCTGGAATGTTAACACTTTTCAAAGTTTTCTCAATATCTGACATACTCCTTAACATAGCAGTCAATTTACACAACTCATCACTCACACTTATCATCTTTTTGTTGTTTGTTGTGGCTTTAGCTTTAGCACTGTTGTTAGCTTTAGCACTGTTGTTAGCTTTAGCACTGTTGTTAGCTTTAGCAGCTGGGTTAACACCACCTTTCATAATTTTCATAATTTTCTTGCTTTTTATGAACTTATTGTAATTAACTTTTTTCAATACATTGTTCAATGAGTTGATCTTCTTCTTTATACGACCTTCCATAATATATAACATAGATATTTTTCAATTGCTGTATCGGACACCAGCCATTCCCGCTTTTATTGTTAAAATGTTGTAATTTCTTGCAAAAATAGTAAAATGTGGATTGATAAGTTCATTATTAAGTTTGAAAACAAAGTGACAATTGTCGATTCTACTAAAATTACATGTTCCGGATGGCTTTACTTCTTCTGGATATATAGAAAATGAGTAATTGTAAATAAAATCTGCTGGAACATTTCTATGTCTCTGGTAAGGCTGTACAACATTAAAATACTTTCCATCTCTTCTCTCAAATCTCTCTCTTCCCTCAATGTATAGTGTTGCCTCATGCATTGAGTAATCACCATTATTATATACTGTGAATCTTCGTGAACAGCATTTATTACCACTAATATCTCTCTCACAACAATTCTTAATACCAAAATTGAATATCTCATTAGCATTGTATCTCCTATCGTCATCACTTAACTCTAAAACTACAGAATTCTGGAATATCCATATCAATTCTATAACCGGATGATTAAAGTTAATTGCAACCTTATGTTCCGGAAGTGGCTGTGCACAATCCTGATCTATATCATCTGGCAATGGACACGTCTCAAGAATATCAACTGCCGAACTCATTGGATTATCCTTTTTACCACGTGAGTAAAGAACACTGGAGTTGATCTGCAACTGCTCTATCAAATATTGGTGAGTTCTTTGTGCAAATCGTCTTCTCTCTTCATCTTGTAAGAATATATAATCAACAAAGAGGTATGCAGAGTCCATATTTATCTCATTAAAGTTCAAATCCGCTTTTCCACAATGATAATCATCGGTCACTTTGACTAATAAATTTCGCACATCTCTAAAAGTACAATTTATTCTAACCTGATGATTCTGCAGTGCAATAAGTGGCAGAGATAATCCTATATTTCTACAGAACCAGAACTGCAGAGGTATATACAGACTCAATTCCCCCTCATAATCGAAATAACATGTATCATTCGTGTAACCAACCATCTTCTTATAAGCACCGTATTTACCTGATGACAATGTCAACTCTATCCATATCTGTAACCAAACACCGTAATGTCTGTCAATGACCTTACCACCAATCTCTATATCAACTTGTTCTATCAAAGCATGTCCAATTGCATTTACCCAATAATATTTAACGCCCTCTTTGAAATATGGTTTCAGTGATGGCAATTTAACAGATATGAAAGTCTGAGACATCAAATCACCTATTCTCTCGATCTGACAATAAACCTTCTTACCAAAATCCGCATGTCCTATAAAATATTGCCTACAATTCTCTATTGCGAAATTTGTATACCTCTTGAAAACCATTATAAAGTAAGATATTTGAGGATTGCCCGTCAAGTACAAATCTTGTGCACCATAGGCTGCTAATTGTAAAAACCCTCCTCCCATTATAACTAATTATAACATATATAATAATATTGCTGATTGAAACCTAAATAAGAACTTGTATATCAAGCACAATATATAACTTTTATGTTTTTTTATAAAAGAAAATTTTTCCAATTACTCAGTTGCTTGAGGCAAAGCAGGTGCTCCTCCTTCAGACATCCTGTTAGAGAATGTGATGACTGTTTTCAGAATGCTTTCGAATTCTGAATCACTAAAAAACAAACCTCGGATCTTTCCAGTGAAATAAAAAGTAGCTTCACTCTGATTGATACCAAGTCTATTAAAACCTTCAACGATAGCTTCACTATAACCAGTAAAGCCATTATCAAGATAGTGATTTGTCGAAACACTGAATTTATCACCACGTTTTCCATCATGGAAATGCACAAACTGTCCACCTCCAACATCAAACCCATGACCTTCTGGACAAACTCCTATCATCCATTCATGAATAATCTTTGGTGCACCCTTAAAACCACGATCCTTCACAAAGAAGGAAGTGTCAGGATAGCGGTTTTTCAACCACTCGGCAAAGACGAAACAATTCTGAATTCGGAGTTCATCTTGTTCAGGTGTCAAATCTTTTCCGGGTCGATAATGGCTTCTGATATTCTCATGAACAAATTCAACATGCCCAGTAGCATCATCTTCAGCTGCTTTGAACAAGTATCCAAAAGAGACACCAAAAACAACTCTTACCATATCCTTGAAAATTACATCAAAGACTTCAGCAGTATTTTCCAAATGCTCCAAGAAGTTATCTGTTTCAATAAGGAATTTACTTGTACCAAAATCAAATGAAGAGTTATTTGATACATCCATCAGATTCGAACTTGTAGTTGAACCAATTGCAACAACTGTCTCGTTGTCACTAATTCCGGATCTATATTCACAACTTTGAAAAGCCTTCGCACTGAAAACTGATTCAAGTGTATTTTGAACAAAAACAAGTTTTGACAAATCAACCCCTGCGTTTGACAATTCAGCAAGAAACTGAATAAAATTTTCATTATCATCTATATTATGTATAGAGTTCATACTAAATATATCATAGTGTATTTATAAAAAAAAAATGTCAATTTTTTGAATTAAACCACCCAAGATTCGGTCATACGATTGTATCCCTTTATGAACTTCCGATACTCTTCAATATCATGTTCACCAAAAGATGCACACTCCATCTTCGCATCATATCCACGTCTGCGTACAACACTAACACCTGGTGAAAGTCCACTATTCAAAGTATAATAAACAGGATCGTTACCTTCATAATTTGCAATGAATGCCATTAAACAGTAATCTTGATACTCATGCGATCCATAGTTTGCTTTCCAACCAATACGCTTAAACTCCGCTTTGGTGTAACGTCTCACGTTATCTTTTCCAAAATAAGAATTAATATTCCCCATGCTCAATGTTGAATATTATGTAATTCAAGAATAATTTTCTTCACTTTTTATATGCTTTAACGACATCACTAAAATGTATCTTCCTCTTCCTACTCAATAATGCATTAACGATCTTCGTATTACCACTCTCACACGCCAAATCAACAACATCCCCCGCTGATTTTGCTCCATGTGATCTCAATAAACTTACAATATCTATTTTCCTCATTTTAACAGCATCCATAATTGCACTAACACCACTATCATCATAACAGTTTGGATTAGCTTTTAATGACAACAGATAATCAACACAATCAAAACCTCCACATCGAATTCCTAAATGAAGTGGTGTCAATCCATCCTTCTTGTATTCGATCACATTCTTGTCAACTTTCAAAACCTTCAAACAATCAATATTATTACTTTTAATCGCACTCATAACAGCGTCTACCTTCTGTTCACCAGTAATCTTACAACTCTCCAGAAACAGATTGACAATGTCGTTATTACAATTATTGATAGCAAGTGTCAATGGAGTATTACCATTACAATCCTTTAATGAAGTATCCGCTTTCGCTTTAATCAATATAACAGACATATCGTATCCTTTATCGTTGTCAATAAAACAACATCTCTTTGTTGTGTCATCTGCACATGCCAAAATATGCAGAGGAGTACCATGTTTTGAACCTAAATTTGGATCTGCCTTTGAATCCAATAGATATCGAGTAATCTTTATGTCTCTCTCCCAAACAGCAACATACAATGGAGATGCTTGGAAATTCTCGGTCTCAACAATATTCGGATCTGCTTTACATATCAACAAATCACTAACCAAGTCCAAATTACCATTCATACATGCAATAAATAGAGGAGTTCTACCATTACTAAGTGTATTGATATTAACCTTATACTTTAACAATAATGCATACATATTAACTCTCTCACTAGAAACCGCATAATCCATTAATGTTCGACCATTAACTTTCGTATCCTTATTCAATAATCCGCGTTTTAAACAGTACTTCATAAAATTATAATCATCAAGAAGATCAATATGATTATCCAAATTTATCTCTACAATTGAACTTTCACTCATTAAATAACCAATCAACCAATTTTTTAAATTATGTTAGAGAGATACACTACATTCTAACATTTCTGGATACAGATAATCAGTTTTTAATGTTACATTTCGTAATTTCATTTGCAGATTCTTCCAAATTGTTGCAACCTCCTCTTTTTTCTGAGTTCTCCATAAGTCATCCATAATCTGTGGCATTTTTTGAACAGATGTTATTGCTGCCAAGAATATTGCCTGAACATAGTTCTGTTCGGTGTCATGAACTAGATTCGGTTTTGAGCGGAATATTTTACAACTGGTTATTTTTGAATCTATCAAGTATCTCGATACATTTCCGATATACTCATGCCAAACACTTCCATTGAAAACAACTGCTGTTAACAATCTCTTCATATTCTCAGTGGATGTTAATCTTCCCACAATCAATCCTTTTATATTTCTCTTGATATATCTCTCAAAATCGATAACCCACGACATATTCTTCTTCAACTCTTCCGACATTTGGTCAACACATTCTGAAACGAACTCTTCATAAACTCGCCAATATGCAATGAGATCATGTTTCAATGGAGTATTGGCACAATCCATTTCCAAAGGAGTTTTGTACTCAAACTCATCACACAAATATTCATAAAATCGGTTCATGCCATTTTTTGTAAAAGCGAATATCCTGTGAACCAACCCACCATTGTTAACAAGAATCTCATAAGCTCTATCATTAACCTCTTGAGTTCTAAACAGAAACGGAACTAGGAAATCTTTTATGCAATCTGGGGCGGTATCTTTGTATCTGAACAGGGTAGCTAAAACATTTCCTGCAATTTTGAAATGACATTCCAACGCATGATTATAAACAGTCTCGTACATTAACAATGACGCCATAAACAGGTTGTAAGCGAATCTCCAATTTGGTGAACTTAGTTCGAATGGTGTTTCTTCGCAAACTATATCTCCATCTTGGATTCTACAGTTACATATTATGCTGTCATATTTGAAATTCCCATCCAAAATCAGTTTTGCACCATATGGAACGAGTTTGTATCTGACTTCGAATTGAGAAAGAAACATCAAATCTATCTCATATTTTGTCGGATTACCACTAGCATCCATACAACAACCTTTCAATAAGTGTGCACCAATACCTTCAGTTGCAATAAACTCCAACATCTCTATTTCTGATTTGTCCTCTAACTCATGTGCTTGATCTCTATTTCTTAAGAAGAGATCGTTTTGAAGAACAGATGGAAAGTATTTGTTTATCAGGACAGTTTCATCATCTGAACACTCTTTGTCCAAATCGGAAATTGGTAGCCATGATAGGAGTTTACTGAGTATTTTTGCGGAATCCCATGAAACAGCGTCCTCCAATTTAACAATTGCTAAACGATCATTCCTTTGAAGTTCACCTTTTTCAATGAAACCTTCATCAATTATGTCGTTTACTCGTAATGTTGTACCTGTGAGTGAATTTTTTGTTACCAATATTAAGAATTCTGTGAAAAAATCTATCATATTATATTTTTTCGCAGATATTTATGACAATTTTGAAAAATTTATTTTCTTTTACATATTCGATATTTCAATAATAGTTTCAATAAATTCTTATTCTTTGTTAATTTGCCATATTTAGCCAAACTAAAAACTCTATCACCCACTCTTATTCTAGTTCTCTTTCCAAAAACACCATTGTGAAACAGCAATTCAGACAGAAATCTGTTTCTCAATATTGAATCCACACCATCACCTCTCATAAAGTAGCACATATTGTCATTAAAAATACATTCTTTGAACATCATACTCACCATATTGCCACCACTCAATATGTATTTCATATTGTTCAAATTCATTATTACACTTGAACAATGCATTGGATTATTTGATTGTTATTTTTTTATCACAAAATATTAGTTATGACGATCAGTCAACTTTTATTCAAACATTTTCGAATAAACTGGTTGTTCTATATCGGTTTACTCATTAGTATATACATTTTCTCAAAAGGTACAGAAACATCATATACACGAAATATTATAACACTCATCATTGTAAGTTTACTGCAATATATTGTACATCTTTTTGGTCATAAATACCGCATCAAAAATATTGTTACCAGTTTTATTGAGAAGAATACATTCATCACTGGAACGAATTTCGTGAAAGTATTGTTAATGAATATGGCGGATTTCGTGGATTTTCATTACGAAATTCATCATGACACTAAGATAAACAAACGTCCTGAAAACCAAATATTCGAATTTATACACAATTTTTTCACTCAAGGTGTTATTGTATATGTAATTACATGGTTTATCAAAGGTTTAAACGCAAAGATTGCACTCATATGGGGAATGGTTTATGCAACAATGCACATGATAAACTATCAATTTATTGATCATCCAGAACATGTACAACATCATGAAAATTCTGAAACAAACTATGGACATGACATATGGGATATACTGTTCAATACGAAATATGATGATTCATGTGAGAATTACAATCATGTTGTGATAAATTCCTTGGTATTTTTCTACGTTGGTTCGAAAATTTTCAAATAGTAATATAGATATATGATCTACTCAAAGAAGGAGAAGATGGAACTTGTTAAAAAGATAATGAATGTTATTGAGAAAATATCGTCTATATCAGGATTGTCGATGAGTAGTATCGGACGTTTAATAAGGGCTACTCACATCTCTATGCCATATTTCTTCTTATTTGCACTAATTTATGGTCCATTTTACATTGCGGTTATAGTACCAATATTGTTGTTTATCATTATTTTGATGTTCTTCATATTGAATGGATGTATAATGTCGCAAGTTGAAATGGATATATTGAAAGACGGTTATTGTATAGCAGATCCAACGTTGGAGATATTGAGAATGGAGATAAACAAGAGAAATCGGTATAGAATATCTTATGTGATTTTGGCATCATATGTTGTGATGACCGCGTTTATCATGTATTGGCGATTCATTAAAAATTGATTTTGAAAATATATGAATACCAATAACCACAATATAAATATGTTAAATGAAATTGCAAATAAGATAGAGGCTATTGAGAATTTTCCCAAAAAGGGAATAACCTTTAGACACATTGGTCCTCTATTAGCAGATCACAAACTGTTCTCCGCAACTATCAAACTCATGGCAAAACTACTGAGGGATTCTGGTTTAAAAGATATCGATTACATTGCGGGTATGGAATCAAGGGGTTTCCTCTTCATTCCATTGGCATTGGAGATGGGATGCGGGTTTGTTATGCTCAGAAAGCCCAATAAGTTGCCAAACACAGTTTCCTTCACATATGAAAAGGAATATGGTACAGACACTTTGACAATTGAGGAGAATTCTCTTCCACCAGGTGCAAAAGTTCTTATTGTTGACGATTTAATTGCAACAGGTGGAACAATATATGCTGGAAGAGAGCTTATTAAGATGATTGGAGCAGAACCAGTTGGTGCGATTGCTCCGATTCGGTTAACGGGATTGAAATTGAATGAGAACCTTGGAGATTTTCCAATTTTGAGTCTTATGGATTTTGAAGCATAGAGAGTTTATTTTTGATATATTCTCTCAAATCTTCTTCAAAATCACCTGTGTCTGAATCGCCTCCAAAAGCGATCCTAGCTGGAATAATATCTGTCATCGTTTTATAAACAATATTATCAATATACATCTCGTTCGCATCGTAATCTTCATGTACAGCTAATGGATTCTCAAAATATTCTATTAGACCTTCATCTATCCTCTTTTCACAATTCGGTTCATAAAGTTTATAGCTATTCTGTAGCCATTTTCTGTATTTTGGATTTTCAAACAGTTTATTGTAACACTCAATTTTATAAACATAAATACCTGTACCATCCTTACTCTCATAACATCTCTCCATATCGAATACCATACTATCACATCTTGTACACAATCTTGTTCGTGATACATCTTCAATGCCTTTCTCTGCACACTTTTCATTGTGTCTCTTTATGAACTCAACTCTCTCTTTGAAATAATCTTTTGCCTCTTGTATGTTCATCTCAAGACATTCAACGCCGTGTTGAATAAGTTCTTCCAGATTTGTTACACCATCTGGTTTGACAATTTTGTCATTAGGACCACGTGCATCGTTATCAAAACTGATTGGATCTCCATTGCAATATTGCCCAACTAAGAAGTTAAACATAATTTTTTCTATCAATTCTCTACTCATTTTATAATAAAATTTTTAATTTTTTAAGTCAATTTACATTGGATACACTTTCGAGCTGCCTCGGGACTCTTTCGAGTTGCCTCGAGTATTCATCTTTTTCTTTATTCTCTTCTTGGAATCTAAGCATTTTTTGATAAATATAGACCTCCATTTTGAACACAATGGTAATGAACGTTCTGCATATTTAATTGCATTATTGATCATGTCCAAATGTCTCTGTTATCTGTATTGACTGAACATTAACATATTCGACAAATTTAACATCAAGTTTATCAAAATCAACTTCAAATCTTTTTTTAATCTTTTTTTTATATTTGCTGAACAAACGAATAAAACTATTTCTTTCATATGAACATATTGGTAACTCTTTCTTTGCATATTTAATTGCATTATTAATCATATCCAAATGTTTTTTATTTGAGAACTCTAATATTGAGACAAGTGCAGTCTCATTACGTTTAATAACACATTGTTCAAAAACATTGTATCCCCCAAGCAATTTAAACAAATTTGGTTTGCATCTGATTATATTTTCAAAAAAACCTAATCCTCTGTATTTGTATTCGATTGCATACTCAAGAACCGTAAATTCCGAACTGAACGCTTTTCCATCAATGTCTGCTTTTGCATTAACCAATCTTTTTGGACCGTATCTACCAATATCGATTCTTGTACATGCATAGAAAAGAGGTGATCTATTAAAGTTATCCAATTTGTTCATGGTCTCAATACTGCATAGTGGTAGAATTATATCTGCAATTTTTCGACATTTTACAATTGAACTATGGAGACTACCGCAAAAACGAGGTTCTAGCTCATACAATTTACCTATATAATGTGCAACTGTTTTGCCATCTTTATCAGATGAATTCACATCACATTTTGCGTCAATCAAAAGCTCAACACATTTGAGACACTTGTTCTCAACCGCATAAAGTAGAGGTGTTTGCTCCAGTGTATGACACATTAAAAATTCTGTTTCAGCACCTGCATCCAAAAGAATTTTCAACATATCATATGCATCACTATCGATTGCACGTTCAACAGCTCTTTTGGAAAAACGATCATCTGCATTGACATCAAATCCATTATCAATGAGTATTTTTAAACATTCAGAATAACTAGCATCTTTTTTGGCATATTTATGTACAAGGTTTCGATATTTATGACGAAATTCTGGATACTTTTCCAGAAAATATTTGACAGATTCTCTATATTTTTTCATCACAGCAAACTCAAAAAAATCAACATCACCAATCTTATCAATAACTCCATCATCAACAAGTTTTCTGAAAGATTCTTCATTATTAACCATATCCGTCAAGTATTTCGATTTTATACACACCTTTTCATCAAAATTCATATTAAAATTGTTAAAATTAACTATTATTTCCATAATATCAATTAATAATCAATTATTTATGTATTTTATAAATCAATTATTTATGTATTTTATAAATCAATTTTGTAGGGAGAGTGCCTCTCCCTACTAGACCCTACGCGTTAACTGAGTCAACTTACAAGGCGTGATCCTTTCAGATACTTCTCATATGATTTTCCTGTTAAAATAGCGTCAATAAACTCTCGCGAGATTAAATCGGCTTTCAAAGATAGAACATTGTCATAATTCAGTTTTCGGACTTCATATGGAATATTGTGTTTCTTACAATACTCCATACCTGCTTTCATACCTCTCGATTCACCAAGATCCACATAAAAAATTGTCTTAGCACACAGTGCACGTAATGCATGTGCACCATTGATTGCTTCATCTCTTGTATAAACATCCCATTCCGGTTCATAATCCGAAACATAGAAATCCACCTTTGCTGGATGTTGAGTCATGTCATCATGAGATGCACACGGCATCTCATTTCTAGCCCAACAATCGTATTTACAAAGTTTCAAATATCGTACGTTTCGGTCAATATCTCCCGAATATGGTGATTCTACAAATACACAAGTTCTATACTGAGTTTGCATTTAATCTATTACATATCCAATGTGTAATGGTATTTTATAAATCAATTTTTTAATATTTCATTGTATTCTTTTTGTGAATAACTAAACATAATATCGTTGTTACCATAAATGCTATAAACATCATACAAATTATTGTGATTGCAAGAGATTTTGTTATATATTGATTGTAATTGCATTCAAGTAATCTGAACAGACCTATTTTGCTATAAGATCCAGTTGTTTGATTTGAACTATCGTATGCTTTGCAATCTCTTGAACTATTATTGGTAGTACCAAACCAAATCTATGAAAAAAACTCATTTTTTTTTTCATAAAAAGTGATGCAAAATGTCTGTAGAAAAGAAATATCACATATATAGTGTGTCTACAGAACAACCAGTAGTATACAAGTCGAAAGCGTCGAGTCTTAATCGGGAAATTTATCAAAAAAGAAATGATTTGAAAAAGGCTGTAAAGAAGCGTAACCACGCAAAAATCAAACAGCTCAAGATAAGCATTCGAGAGAAAGAAAAACAAGCCAAACATTTCGATAAACTTTTTAAGAAAAAGTGTAAGAATGGCGATTTCAAGTGTGACTGTCATTATGTAACTTCTCGAGATTTAATAAAATTTGTTGAAACAACGAGATTTGAGTATTCGAAAAAGTGTCCATTTGATCATGGTGAATATATGACAGATAAGGATCAACGCCCCAACACATTTGAAAAATTGGTTTCGAACTCTCCAGTGCCTCAAGAGAAACCCAAATCATATGTCACTATACCACTTGAAGATTTTTCATCTGAACATGTTGTTTCAACAATTGGTCATCATGAAGATAGATAAGACGTTTTTATTATAAATTAACCTACAATGCATGTTCATTACGACAAACAGGACACTTATTCTTCCCATATTCTCCCCAACATTTCACATGAAAAATATGGTAACAGTTTGTCATAACTGCATCGTCTATAGTCTTGATCACATCTAAACATATTGGACAAGTGTCACCAATATTGCTCACCAATTTTGTGTGTCTCTCAGCATCAATTATGAGTTTCAACATCTTTTCACACTCTTTGTACTTATTTTTAACTGCAATATCGTAAGCATTGTGATCAACTTTTGCATGATATTTCAGAAGTGTACTCAAACACTCTTTATTATTCGTATACGCTGCGATAAATATTGGAGTTTTCCCATCCATAAGCTTATTGTTCGGATCTCCTTTTGCTTCCAATAACATCTCCAACATACTGTTATTGGATTTCATTGTTGCTATATATACTGGAGTTGAACGATTGATAGAACTACTTATAATATCGTGATCCTCAACATTATCATATATCTTCTTGAAATTGTTGAAACACTTGTTCAATATAGTCGTTGACACTGGAATAACACTATCCAATAAAGGAATATTAGGATCAGCACCTCCTTCCAATAACAATTTAACAATCTCGCAATTACCTCCAACAACAGCATTGTACAAAGGTGTCAAATTACTCCTTCCAACAGCATTAGCATTAGCTCCAGATTTAATCAATATATCTATTATCTCAGGACTTCCTGCTTCAACTGCTTTATGCAAAGGAGTGCATTTAGACTCATCAAGTAAATCTATATTATCCTTACATATTTCAGCCAATTTCTTCATACACTTCACACTCTTGTATTCCGCTGCAACATGTAGATACCCTTTATCACGTGTTATATCAGCTTTAGCTTCCAAAAGAATATCCATACAATCCACACTATCTTCAACAATTGCCACAGATATCGGATAGTATTTACCTTTCGAAACAGCATCAGGATCTGCACCATGTTTCAATAGCAGTTTCATAACCTGTACACTATTACTCTGAGCAGCCATGTATAGAGGAGTCACATCCAATATGGAAACTTTGTTGACATTCGCTTTTGCATCCAATAACATCTCCGTACATCTTTTACTCCCATTCTGAACAGATATCAAGAGTGGATTTGCACCATCACAGAGTTCAATATTCACATTAGCCTTAGCCTCTATCAATAAATGAACACCGTTGATATTATTGTTCTCAACACACTTATACAAAGCCGTTGCACCATTAGATTCTCTAACTATATCACAATCTGCTTTCATTTCAAGCAAAAGTTTGATAATGTCATTGTTATCCTTCCACGCAGCGATATATAGAGGAGTTCTGCCGTAAACACACTTATTTACATTATCTTTACTCCTCCTAAGTAATAATTCAACAGTGTAATTCTTTCGTTTTGAAATAGCATAAGACAAGAGTGGATCATCTCCGACTTTTGTTTGGTCATTGAGAATTCCATTATTTATCAAAGTTTTTATCAGTTTGTAATCATCAAACAATTTAATCTTGTCCAAATTTATGGTAGTTGTTAACTGATTCATAGTATAATCTATCACTTAACATTTTTTTAAGATAAAAAAATCACTTTTTCCGACATATCAACAGATATTCTATCTATATATGAAATTATATTCTCATAGTTGTTTTTTTGAACTTCACCTGATTGAGTCGAATATATTTTTATTCTGCAATACCCCTACATATTGGACAAACACCCTTATCATCATATTCTTCCCAACAATCCTTATGAAATCCGTGATAACAGTTTGTTACCTCTATATCCTCCCTCTCACTCATATCATCTAAACATATCGGACAATTCTCTCCCACCAATTTTACAACAATAGCTTTCTTCTCTACCTGTTTCAAATCAAACAAAAGCTTGTAACAATCCGAATCTTTAACAGCAACATCTAAAGAACTATACCTTGTATTGTTCTTCCTAAAATCAGGACGCCCTTTACACTCCAACAAAATCTTCAAACAATCAAAATTGTTGAGATATGACGCAATATAAACTGGAGATTCGTCATTGTTTGAAGATTTCATATTTGGATCAGCCTTAGCATCTATTAATATCTTTATGGATTTCGGATTATTCTCAGCAATGGATATGTGTAAAGGCGTCATTCTACCCTTTCCTATATTATCACAAGATGGTTGATTACAGTTTGCACCACTCTTTATCAATAACTTCAAACAATCCATACTGTTCCAAAATATTGACAAGAATATTGGAGACAATCCTATACTATGCCTCAAATTTGGATCACCCCCGTGCAATAACAGACTCTCTAAACAATCAACATCTTTGTTATGAACTGCCTTGGTAACAGGTGTTTTCCAACCACCATTCTTTGTATAGTTTGGATCAGCACTTGCTTCCAACAACATTTTAACAACATCTATATTTCCCTCTTCAACTGCAACGTACAGAGGTGTGTCCCCATCTTCGTTGACAACATTCACATCACATTTCATATTTATCAATACTCCTAAACAATCTAAACTATTATACCATGCTGCCGTAAATAGAGCAGTTGAGCCATCTTCAAGCTTTCTATCAACATCTGCCTTAAAAACTATCAATGCATTGAGACTATCAACGTTATCACACTCTGCAGCTGCAACCAATGGAGTACTCTCACCATCAGATGTACCCAAGTTGGGATCAGCTTTACAGTCCAATAACAATTTAAGTATATCAACTCTGTTTGTATATGCAGAGATGAATACCGAGGTCATTCCTCTACACTCTGTACGAGCATCTAAATTAACTTTTCCATTAATCATAATCTCAATGGCGTCGATTCTATTCTGCATAGTGGCAAGGAAGAGTAATGGCTTACCATCTATGCAGACATTATAGTTCTTCTCTTTCACGTCTTCATCATCCAGAATAGTATCACAAGTTAATTCCATGACCTATAATATAGTATATAGATAGTATTACATGTTTTTAATACCTTTTTATTAAAAAAAATGATAAAAAATAATTTATAATGATTTATAGAGATTATAAATTATGGAACACTTGAAAATTCCAGAAAAACCACTCTACGATTTTCCCAAGGAAGCATTGGATGCAGGAAAAGGATGTCTCGAATTGTACAATAACATCAGAAAGAGAATGGCTTTTCTTGATACAGAGATCAATGAAATAATGGATGATGTAGGAAACATCCATGATGCAGACAACAACGTGCTTGACAACCATCCAAAGATTGTAGAATACAATGAACTTGGGAAAAAGTTACTCGAACTTGAGAATGGTAGTATCTACATTACTCTACACGAAGCATTGAAATGTATGAAGGATCGTTTGAGAACAATTAATGGTCTATATAAACGAATCCATGAGCTTGAGGCACAACTGGAACAATAATCATATATTTTTTTATAAAAAAATCCCTTTTAAAAAAAGGTGCTAACACCCAAAAAGTAAACTAAGTTAACGCGTAGGGGTTTACGGGGAGATGCAATCTCCCCGTTTTTATAAATCAAATGAACTAATCAACAATGTGAAAATAGATAAGAACATGAAACTCTTCGGATTTTTCAAATCTATCTTTCCATATCTATGAATCCAATAACGATATGCTGGTTCTGTACGTCCACCTTTTTCGATTAATATTTTTACAATATTATAAATTACAATCATAGCTGAATCGTTCATAAAATTATCGGCAATTATATGAACAGCCATTTTCAAAGGAGTTGTAGGTTCTGTATTACGCGTATCTCTAATAGGTCTGCCATTACTATACCACAAACGATCGAAAGCTGTGTCATAATCGTCATTATAATAATTGAAATCATCCCCCAAATACTCTCTCTCCTCATCTGTTAAACGCAATTGAGCTGTGAAATTGGGATTGACATTGCTATTTAAATGTTCAACAACACTGTTGTAATCTAACTTCTTAATATCCCTCATCAATTGTTCCCCTTTGGTCAAAACATGTTTATCGTATCGCTGATATCTCAATACATATCCCTCTCTCACACAATGGCTGCATCTTCTAAATCCATCGACTTGTTCACAATGAATATCCCTGAATTTGCGTTTACGAACCTCTCCACATGTGAAACATTCTCGATTAAATAGTAGTTTGTTAGGACATCGTGTCAAATTCTTCTGATAATGACATATATCTTTTTCCATATCAAATTTATACAATTTACCACAATACACACATTTAATATACTTGTTCATGCTAATCAACACAATGCATCTCTTCAAATTGTAACTAAGCCTATAAAATTGAAAATTATAACACTTTAAAAAAATAGTTCTTATATTTTATTATAAAATTATGCCCCTACTTAAAAAGATTAAAGAAGTTGATGGATTGTATTACATTACTGGTCTAAAATTACCAGATAATGTTATAGAAGAACTTGATAAAGAAGAATGGAAACCAGTATCTCCTGACAATCCAGATTCACGATTGATTCAACACTATGGGTACAAATATGGGTACAAATCGTATGATATTAATGAGTTAGCAGAACCCATTCCATCATTTTTAGAACCTTTGCAAAAGAAACTTTCTAAAATTGTTCAATTGAAAAAATTAGCACCAGAATCCTACACATTCAACCAATGTATTGTTAATAATTACAAAGGGAATCAAGGAATTGGTAGACATATCGATGTGAAATCGTATGGTTCGGTGATAGGATGTTACACATTTGGATCAGGTGCAACAATGACTTTCAAACAAGATGACAAAACAGTTGATCTCTATGTTGAACCCAATACATTGTATATAATGTCAGGAGATGCTAGGTATAAATGGACACACGAAATGAGACAGAGATTATCCGATAAAGTTGGTGACAAACGAGTTATGCGTGGTCGCCGAGTGTCTGTGACTTTCCGCAATGTTCCTTGATTTTATTATAAAGTAAAACATCAGGTGCAAATAGTTTTGCAATTCTAGCTCTTGTATTTTCATCAAGTTTACCTCTCGTTTTTTTTGATACATTCTTTCTCTTATATTTATTCTTATCATATTTGTAACCAAAAAAATTTAATAATTCGGGGAGTTTGTCTATTGTTATAATTATATCTACGTTTTTTGACCAATAAACAAGCGTCTTGTAAGGACGAAATCCTCGAATCTGTACATTAGTCATTCTTTTCACTATTTTATTGAGACTAATATTCTTTTTCCTGTAAACACCTCTTAAATTAATAGGCCAATCACTTCGAGGTCTCCGTGCGGTCAGTCTGTAATTCAGTAAACTTTCAAATCTATCAACCGGATCTCTTATAATAGTGAAGGTTATTCCATCTCTTTTGTTCGCTCTATTATGAAATTTATTCTTAATACCTAAATCTTTGAATATTTCTCCGGCATATGTTCCGCCACATTTCGGTGTGTGAATAAAAACAAGCTTTTTTTTCCGCTTCTTTTTCTTTACAGTTTTCCACCACTCCATACTTTACAAAAGATAATATTAACGAAGTTCTATACCCAACTCAACAACTCTCTTCCTAACAGTGTTCTGCAACTCTGTTATCTTCTTTTTGAAATCTGACGGATTCTTCAATGAAGGATCATAAGGTGAATAATCCAATCTATACATCCTAGCCAATTTCTGATGTTTTGGATGGAAAAACTCATCCCTCTTCTCAACATTCGCAATCCAATCCCCACAAACATCTCGAACAATATCGAAGAAATCGTTTTCCTGTAACCAAACAGCCCGATTATCCTTTAATTGCTCCTCATCAATGAAAAATGAAATATCCTGAGATTCAGTTGGTAACTCTGAATAAGTCTGGAATTTATGAAGCCTCCCATCATCGAACTGTGATAAGAATCTCTTATGTGTTGACCACAAATACCTAATGTCTGGTATATCACAACATATACAACACATTCTATCCAAACCCAATCCCATAGCCCAATATCTATTAGGTGCTAAACCATTATTTTCAACAATCTTCTCATGCATTATTCCACATCCCAAAATCTCCATCCATTTATCTCCAAACTTCACCTCATACTCAAATGACGGCTCTGTGAAAGGGAAATAATCATCATTCACTCTGTACTCACAACCAGGAAACAAATATTCCACAAGTCCATCAATAACCCTGAACAACTCTTCCTTAGCATCTCCTACGCCATCAGCAATCTTTCCAACAACTTCCATCTGATGGAAAACTGGATAGTGAGATGAATCTATCTCGTCCTTTCTGTAAACATCTCCAGCAACAATGAAGTCATTATGACCATCTGACAACAACTGATTCTGATGACTCGATGTCTGCGTTCTCAAAACAGTTTCATCATCAACATAGTATGTATCTGATCTACTCCTTGATGGATGACTCTTCGGTATCAACAATTTGTCGAAATTATCCTCAACAGATACATATGGAGACAGATTATCAAAAACTGCGAAATTATAATTTTTTAATCCCTTGAAATAATCAACAACTATTCTCTTGACAATCTCAATTGGATGATTCTTTTGCAAATGAAGGTTTCTTCCAACCTTC